TGCTAGTTGTGACTTGATTTCTTGCTGAACTGCCATGCTCGTTTTCTTTTGTATATACCTATAATACTAAAAAAACCCCCTCGATAGGAGGGGGTTGTGACACTTATTTGATTGGTTTTTAATTTTTAGAAGACATCACTACAGATTCTTCTACATACGCTCATATTGTCATCACACTCCGAAAGGCACTGAAAATAATCATTTATTGCAGATTCTGTTTCTGATTCTTCTATCTCCGATACGTGGGGGTTCCAACCTGCTAGTTGATTATGGGATACTAGATTGTGCATAGATGACTTCTCCATTGTTTAACGTGAACACCATAACCAAGAAGGTTTGGTTACATCTTGTTCTCCTCAAGTCTACTATTATTTAGTGAGAAAATCAACACAAACTATTATTACTTTAACAAAAATAAATGCCTACGAGTTTATACCTAGTTCCTCTTCAATATATTCTTCTATTAATTGTTTTGCTTGATCATATAGTGGTATGACGTTCATTCTATGAAAAACAAAATGGGCAACTTCTCTTCTTTGATCCTCAGTTAACTCTGGATGCGTCTCTGATACAACACCATCTATCTTAAGAGTAACTATGGGGTCTTGAATAAATTGTTTCATTTAGATTTTATTTATGCAATTAAAAAAGCACCCTTAAGTTTTCTTACGAGTGCTCTTCGTCTTGCCTTTGCCTGACGTAATGCTTGTGGCTTAAGTTTTCGTTTTTTCTCCTTTCGGGAGTGATGTATCCAATTTGGAACTTTCATTGCCCCTTTCCTGATCTACATTATCTATATTACCATACTTGTCAAAACACCATATCTGGATGCTACACCTGTTATCTGGTGGAGTTGCTGCGATGGATGTGACCCAGTGCTTCTCATGATTATCATTAAGAACCAACATATTTCTAGTGGGTATAATCGTTTTATATATTCCACTCTGTTTAGTTTCCTCATCTTCCCATATAAACCACCCACCTGCATTAGGAGGCCATTCTTCATTTAAATATATCGTTGCTCCAAACTTACGATGACCATCATTGTGTTCTGCAATACCAGACAGAGGTTGCCACAAATGAAAATTACATCTTATAGTTTCGTGCTCTGGCAAATATGCTCTTATCTCTTCATGTATTAATTCACTCAATTCTTCAGAAACATTCGCAACCATACAACTCCCAGATATTCCTTGCTTTAATTGTGGTTGCCAAGTTACAAGACTAGAAGACCAACATCTCTCCTTGAATTTACTTTTTAATTCTTCCTTACACTTCTGAAATAATTCTTCGTTAAGAGCTTCGTTTATAATTCTCACCCTTCTGCCATCCTACTAAACCCTTTCACTTTTTCAAATCTTATCATACTCTCAAACTTATCATGCATATCTGGTTTATGGGATATAACAAAGATATTAGTATCCTTAATTACAAACCTTATAATCTTTAAAAACTCTTCTGTTCCCATACCATCAAGTGAACTATCAAATACCTCATCCATTATAAGAAGATTAGTATTGACAGAGTTTTTCATTCGAGCAACTTCTCTCCATGTGAAAAGAAGTGCTAAGTCAATTCTCATCTTCTCCCCTTCAGAGAAAGAAGCATATGAGAAATCCTCATGAATTGGAGACTGAACGGTTTCGTTGAATTCCTCATCAAGTGTGAAGTTGATATAGAAGTCCATCTTTTGAAGGTATCGATTGACTTGCTGATTTATCAACGGTAGATACTTCTTAATGATTTTGGTCTTAACTCCACCGTCTCTAAGTAAGCTATATGCAAAATCATAATAGCTTATGGTGTCCTTCCTAGTTGATAATTCGTCGTATGTAGT